AACTTTAGAAGCTAGAAAACAGTTTTCTAAAGAAATGATAGATAGTGTTTCTGAGATGATTGAAGCAGATGAAAAAGCTAAAGAGCAGTTTTTAGCTGATGGAGGTATTATAGAAATGTTTTATGGAAAACTTGATGAATTTGAACAAGGCTCTCCAGAAGCATTAGCTGCAGCATCAGTTAGAAGTATAAATAGAGCTAAAGATGCTGTGTCAGAATTAACAGATATATTTGGAGAAGAGGGTATAGTAAATAAAATATTTGGAGATGATGATGATAGAGATGAACCTAAAGCAATAAAGTCATTTAAACAAAGATTACTTGATTTATCAAAAATAACACTAAAGTTTCAGAGAGATGAAGAGTTAGCTACTGAGGAAAATGAATTTAAGAAGTTAGAAATAAAGCAAAAATATGAAAGAGAAGATTTGCAAAATAGACATGACTCTTTTATAGAAAAAGAAAAGCTTAGGTTAAAGAATTTTAAATCAACTAGCAAGAATGCTGCTAAAATAGCAGAAGCAGAAGCTCTTTTTAACGAAACGGAGCTACAAGCAGAAAAGGAACATCAAGATGCTTTAACAGAATTAACAATGACTCAAGCATCTAAAAGAATAAGCTTTCAATTAGAATTAGCTAGAGAGTTTGCTAAAAAATATCAAGAAGCAGTTGATGCTGGAGAAATACAAGCTCTGACGTTTGGTATGACTCAAGACGCTGGAGTTGATGCTTTAAATGCAGAAGCTATGTTGCTTCAAGCTCAATACGACCAAAAAGTATACTTTTTCAATCAAGAGATAGAAGAAAGGAAAAGACAAGGTAAGGCTATAACTGACATAGAAAGAAATAAATTAAATGCAGAAAAGCAATTCCAAAATGAAAGTTTAGTATTGACTCAAAAAACTGATGAAGCTAAAAGAGCTATAGTTGCTCTAGGTTTTCAAGCTATTGCTCAAATAGCAGAAGAGGGTAGTGCTATAAATAAAGCTGCAAGTGTTGCTGCTGCCTTAATGAGTACTTATGAAGCTGCCAATGCTGCATTAGGTGCTAAACCTTACGGACCTTGGAATATAGCTCAGGCAGCTATAGTAACAGCTATGGGTCTTGCTAATGTTAGTAGTATCTTAAAAACACCTACACCAACAAAAGACGGAGGAACATCCACTTCAGCAGGAGCTGGTGGAGGAAGAACATTTGACTTTAACTTAGTTGGTTCTACAGGCACTAATCAATTAGCTGAAGCAGTAGGTAGTCAATTCCAAGAACCTGTTCAAGCTTATGTAGTAAGTAGTCAGATGACATCACAACAAGAATTAGACTTACAAATATCAACAGGAGCTTCATTAGGAGGAGACTAATATAAAACAAAATACATTAAATACGTTATCAAATTATGGAAGAAAATATTATAGAATTATTTATAGACGAAGAAAATGATTTTGCTGGTATAGAAGCTATATCTATAGTGGAAAACCCTGCAATAGAAGAAGACTTCATTGCTTTAAAAGCACAAGAAATTAAGTTAGCTGAAGTAGATGCTGAGAAACGCATACTTATGGGAGCTGCTTTAATACCAGACAAAAAAATATACAGACATAACGGAGAAGAGGAGTATTATATATTCTTCTCTAAAGAAACTGTAAGAAAAGCTTCTGAGCTGTTTTTGACTAAGGGTAAGCAGAATAACTCAACATTAGAACACGAAGTAGAATTAAACGGACTAAGTGTTGTAGAGAGTTGGATAATAGAAGATGAGAAGAAAGATAAATCAGCTAAATATAATCTTGACTTACCATTAGGAACTTGGATGGTTTCTGTAAAAGTAAATAATGACCAGATTTGGGAAGAGTTTGTTAAAGAAGGTAAAGTAAAAGGATTTAGTATAGAAGGATTCTTTACAGATAAACTAGACGAAAGACCTAATGAAAGTGTAAAAGAACAAATGGACTATGATGAATTTGAAGCATTAGCTAAATTATTTCAACTAGAGGACTTTTTACTTAAGGGAGAAGAAGTAGAATTAGAAACATATAGTGATTATCCACAAGCTGCAAGAAACAATGCTAAAAGAGCATTAAAGTGGAAAGAAGAAAATGGTAGTGATTGTGGTACTCTAGTAGGATGGACAAGAGCTAATCAACTAGCATCAGGAGAAAATATATCTCGTTCAACAATAGCTAGAATGGCTTCATTTAAAAGACATCAACAGAATAAAGATGTTCCTTATAGTGAGGGATGTGGAGGTATTATGTGGGATGCTTGGGGTGGTAGCTCTGGAGTTAACTGGGCAATAAACAAATTAAAACAAATAGATAAATGAAAAAAACACCAAGTAACAATAGTCCAAAGAATAGTAAAAGAGCTTGCTTATGTAAAAACAATACCTATAGCACTAAGTGCTGTGATGGTAGTTTACAGGCTCAAGGAATTGGGAGTTTAACTAATCAAAGTAATTCACAATAATCCGAAAATGAAACAGATTATAATAATTATTTATGAAAGCAACAGAAATTATCAACAAATTTAAAAACGTATTACTTTCTGTAGAAGCTGAAGAAGAAACTCCTGTTCAAGAGGAGCTTTCTGCTGAAGTAGAAACAGAAGTAGTAGAAGAGCAAGTAGAACTTGCTGAAGAAACAGTAGATGAGACTTCTTTAGAAGAAGAGGTAATCGAAGAAGACGTGGTTGAAGAAGTAGTAGAAGAAGAAAGCATTTACGCTACCAAAGAAGAATTAAACAAGGTAGTAGCTGAATTTAAAGCTATGTACGACCAAATGATGGACAACATGAGTGATGTTGAATCATCTGATGTTCCTGAAGAATTAAGCTCTGACAAAGTAGAGTTATCTGAAGAAGCAGAGTCTATCGCACATTCTCCTGAAGCTGAAGTAAGCTCAAACACAATGAACTTATTTTCTCAGAAACAACCAGTAACAACAAAACAAAGAGTATTTAACAAATTATTTAACAACTAATATTAATTATGGCAACTACAACATCAATTACAACTACTTACGCAGGTGAATTTGCAGGGAAATATATTTCTGCTGCTTTATTATCTGCTAATACTATCGAAAAAGGTGGTATCGAAGTAAAACCAAACATTAAATTTAAAGAAGTAATCAAGAAATTAGCTACAGGAGCACTTATAGCTAACGGAGGATGTGACTTCGCTGCAACTTCTTCTGTAACTTTAACAGAAAGAATTATCGAGCCAGAAACATTCCAAGTAAACTTAGAATTATGTAAAGCTGATTTCCGTTCAGATTGGGAAGCAGTATCTATGGGATATTCTGCATTTGATTCATTACCTAAAACTTTCCAAGACTACTTATTAGCTCACGTTGTAGCTAAAGTAGCTGAAAAGAATGAGCAAAACATCTGGAGAGGTGTTAACGCTAACGCTGGAGAGTTTGACGGATTTACTGTACTAGCTGCTGCTGATGCTGACGTTATTGACGTTGCTGCTGCAACAGTAACTTCTGCTAACGTTATCGCTCAATTAGGAGCTATCGTTGATGCAATTCCTTCTTCATTATACGGAAAAGAAGACTTATACTTATATGTATCACAAAACATCGCTAGAGCTTATGTAAGAGCTTTAGGTGGATTTGCTTCTAACATAGGTGGAGCTGGAACAATGAACGAAGGTACTCAATGGTACAACGGAGGAGAATTATCTTTCGATGGCGTAAGAATCTTTGTTGCTAATGGATTAGCTGACAACACTGCAATGGCTGCTGAAAAGTCTAACTTATATTTCGGTACAGGTTTATTATCTGACCACAATGAAGTAAAAGTTATCGATATGGCTGACATTGACGGAAGTCAAAACGTAAGAATAGTAATGAGATTTACTGCTGGTGTACAATACGGTATCGGTGCTGACATCGTTCTTTATTCTTAATATAAATTAATACTAACATATAAAAGGGGTAGGTGGGATATTCTACCTACCCTTTTTTATTAAAAAACATATAAAAAATGGCTTGTGATTTATCAAAAGGGAGACTAGAAGCGTGTAAAGAGTCCGTAGGTGGAATTAAAAATCTTTACATTGCTAATTACTCAGACGCTATGTACGGTGGTATGGCTGACGCTGCTTCTGTTGCACCATCTGGTGCTGCATTTGACGGAACGGTAGCAACTTTAACTGCTGGTGTAGACGTGCACAAATTCGAACTAAGAGGAGACAATAATACCTTTGAAGAAACTAATGAAAATTCTAGAGATAACGGAACTTCATTCTGGACTCAATCAGGTGCTTTTGTACTTAAGGCTCAAAATGCCGAAACAATGATGCAATTAAAATTATTGTCTTACGGTAGACCTCATATAATCATTGAAGATTATAATGGGAAATTTAGAATTGCTGGAGGGCAAAATGGATGTGAAGTTTCTGTTAACACTTCTACAGGAGGTGCAATGGGAGACTTAAACGGATATAATATTACTTTCGAAGGAAAAGAAGTATTACCATCTTTATTTGTACTAAGCACACTAGTTGGTGTAGGTGTAACAGCAGGATTCGATGTACAAACAACGAATATGAGTAACGAATAATAATATTGTTTATTATTGGTAAAAATAGGGTAGGCATTAGCTTACCCTTTTTTATTATAAAACAAAAAAGAAAAATATCGTTATCATAATATGATAATAACAAATAATGATAGTGCACAGACGTTTAACATCATTCCTAGAAGTACTTCGGTAACGTATACTACTCTAGGTAATGGAACTGTTGTTGCATCTGCTGGTTCTTTAACAATATCGTTTTTAGAAGAAAGTACAAATGATACTTTTAGCTTTACTAACGATGAAAGTACTAAGTATGATAATTATTTGGCATTTCAAGTGAGCACATCAAATAAACTAAGAACAAGTTTTGATTATTTTATTACTATATTCAATACTTCAACAAATAAATTAGTTTACAGAGATAAAGTATCTGTTCTGCCAGATGCTAGTGTTCCTTATAATAACGAAGGAAGATATTCTATAAGTGATTCAGATTACACAGAATATGCAGAGCCTTCTAACGAATATGTGATATTAGATGACTAACAAGAACAATTCTATAAGAGTAGTAAACTTATCTGGTTATGAAACACCAGAGGTTAAGGAAGTGTACGGTAAAGATTGGGTTTCTTATGGAGAAAACAATGATTACTTTGATAGCCTTATAGAGAAATACTTAGGCTCTCCGACAAACAGTAGATGTATTAACGGTATTGTTGATATGAT